TGACGAGATGGGCTTACAAGTTCAACCTGCAAGTTACGAAATTAAAGTTGCTCATACTCACAAAGATGGGCAGATAAAGATTAAGTCAATCGCCCCTGAAGACTTCTTTGTGGATCGTGATGCAGTGTCTATTGATGACTGCTATGTATGCGGTCACTCAAGCACGGGTCGTGTCGGTGACTTAGTTGAGATGGGATTTGACTTTGAGGAAGTATATAGATTGTCTGGTACAAGTGACAGCACAGTTGCAGACGAGGAGGAGTTTGCTCGCAGAGGTTGGGACGACAACAGCGAGACTGACAGTTCTATTGACCCGTCAATGAGGCGTGTTCTCATTACTGAGGCTTACATGAAGATGGACATTGAGGGCGTAGGCGTAGCCAAAATGTACAAGTTCTTGTGTGCGGGTCAGGACTTTGAGGTATTGGATTATGAGGTATGTGACTACAATCCATTTGCCGTATTTGAAGTTGACCCAGAGCCGCATACGTTTTTTGGTCGGTCACTGGTTGACATTATTATTGACGATCAGGACGCATCGACATCATTGCTTCGTGGCTTATTAGATAACATTGCAATGATGAACAATCCAAGGATTGTGGTTAATGATGCAATGGTAAACTTAGACGACATGCTAAACAATGAAATTGGCGGCATTGTCAGGGCTAAAGATATTAACCAAGTTCGTGAGATGACTGTAGGCGGTGCGGCTTCTGCGGCACTACCTGCGATGTCTTACTACGATGAAAGCATAAGGGCTAAGACAGGCGTTTCTGGTGCGTCTATGGGTATGGATACCGATGTATTGCAGTCACAGACTGCGGCAGGTGTTAATGCGGCTGTACAGGCTGCCAGTGCCGTTTCAGAGCTAATAGCCAGAACGCTTGCCGAGGGCGGCATGAAGCAGATGTTTGACATCATTGCTAAGTTGGCAAGGCAACACCCAAACCCTGATGAGGTGATGCGTGTTGACGGTCAATTCGTTCCTGTAGACCCTGCCTCTTGGGGTACTGAGATGGATATTACGGCTAATGTCGGACTAGGAAACAACAAACATGCAGAACGTGCCGCCACACTACAGCAAGCACTACAATTACAGATGCAGGTGTATCAGGGTTATGGCGCACAGAATGGTTTAGTTACGCTGACTAATATCCGCAACACCATTGCAGACATTATGCAGTTAGGCGGTGTTTCTAATGCCGACAGATACGTCATGCCAATGTCTATGGAGCGCGAGCAACAGATGATACAACAGCAAATGATGATGCAGCAGCAGCAAGCTCAAGGCGGTCAGCAAGCCTCTGATCCAAACATGGTATTCATGGAGACTGAGCGACTAAAGACTGCGACTAAGGCTCAAGTTGACATGCAGAAGGCTATGATGGAAAACCAACGCAAGATGCACGAATTAGGCATGAAGGACGACTTAGAGCGTGACCAGATGGCGCAAGACCTCTTGGTTGATGCGGCTAAAGTTGTCGGTCAGTATGGAACTAATGTTGACGTTGCAAGAATTAAGGCAGAACAAAATGCGCCAAGACCGCATAATCTGCAAATGATGGGAATGAACCCGAATGGATAAGAAAGCTCGCGCACATCACGCAGAAAATTTAATGCGTGATGATGTTTTACAGGATGCCTTTAATATGGTAGAAAAATATTACATTGATACAATTATCAGTGGTAGCGCGAGTATTGATGACGTTTTGGAAGCAAGGCAATCTATACTCGCATTAAAACGAGTAAAGAGCCAAATCCAGACCTACATAGTAGATGGAAAGCTCCTAGAACGAAAGGAATAGATCGTGGAAAATACGATTACACTAGATCAGGCGGCAGACCGCCTAGTAGCACAACCTGAAGCTGAAGCCGAGGCAGTAGATACTACTCAAGACGTTGAAGTTGAAACTGAGGAAACTGAAGAAGAAGTTGTGACAGCCGAGCCAGAGGCTGAAGAAGTTGAAGCGGAAGCGGAGACTACTGACGAGGAAGATGAAAGTGCGGAAGTAAGTGCATCTGACGAAATGGATGAAGCCGATGATGAAGAAAGCGATGGCTACGAGACACCTCAAACAGTCACTGTCAAAGTTGATGGTGAGGAAGTTGACGTTACCCTTGAAGACCTAAAACGCTCCTATTCTGGGCAAGGCAAAATCCAGAAGGGTATGCAGGAAGCCGCAGAGCTACGAAAGCAAAGCGAGGAAATGTATCAAGCCCTTCAAGCCGAACAGCAACGGTTTTTGCAAAATGTTGAGGCAATGCAACAGCAGGGTCTCAAGGCAATGCCAACACCGCCTGATGACGCGATGCTTGAGACAGACCCTATTGGTTATATGCAGGATAAGGCTGCATACGACAAGGCTGTGACAGAGTATCAAACTCAACAGGCAGAAATACAGAACATGCAAAGGCAGCAAAATGCTATGCAGCAACAGGCTCAAGAGCAGTACCTACAACAGCAAGCACAAATTGTGCAAGACATTGTACCTGAACTTAAAAACCCTGAAGTTGCAGGTAAATTCAAGGAAAGCCTAATTAAGACAGGCATTGAATCCTACGGATTTACGCAAGACGAAATGTCAAGCATTATGGATGCCAGAGCAGTCGCTGTGTTAAGTGACGCATATAGGTGGCGAGAGTTACAGTCGAGCAAGGTTAAGGCTAAGAAGAAGCCGCAAGCACCTCGAAATGTCAAGCCAACTGCAAAAAGGCAGACACCACAAAAAGTTGTTCGGAATAAGCAACTAAAGGCGGCAAAAAATAGCGGTAGATTAGAAGATTTCGCTAGTTTGCTCCTTGAATAATTTAATCGGTTAAGCTCAGAAAAGGACTTTTTAACATGACACAACCAACAAATACTTTCGACTCATATGATGCAAACGGCATCAGAGAAGACTTGGAAGACGTAATTTATGACGTTTCTCCAGAAGAAACACCTTTCTACACAGCCTGTGCAAAGGTAAAAGCTAGTAACACACTGCACGAATGGCAAACAGACGCACTTCGCGCATCAGCCGCCAACGCACACGTTGAGGGTGACGACACTGCTGCTGAAGCTCGTGTGGGAACTTCACGCCTTGGCAACTACACGCAAATCTTTAAAAATGCTGTAGTAATTCCTGCGACAGACAACGGCTTGAATAAAGCGGGTCGCGCCAAGGAAATGGCATACCAAGTGATGAAAATCGCCAAGGAGCAGAAGCTTGACATTGAAAAGGCTCTTTTCGATAACAACGCTCGTGTTGCAGGTAACGCAACAACTGCTCGTGAACTTGCGGGCGCACCTGCATGGCTCATCACTAACACAGTGTTTGGTGCTAATGAAGGCGCAGACGCAACTGGTGACGGTACAGACGCTCGTACAGACGAGACAACTGCACTAACTGCCTTTGACCAAGACAAGTTTGACACTGTTATGCAGTCAATTTGGGAAAATGGTGGAAAGCCTGACAGCGTTTATCTTTCAGCCTTCCAAATGAATAAGGCACTTGGCTTCGTAGGTAATAACAACCAACGCTCAACAGTTAAGTCAGAAGACGAGTCTGTGGTTAAACATATGTCAGTATATGTAACACCGTGGGGAACTGTCGAGTTCAAGCCAACCAGAGAAAATCGCTCTCGTGACATTTTCATCATGCAAGACGATCACTGGGCTACTGCGGTACTTCGTCCAACTAAGAACGAGGCACTTGGTAAATCAGGCGACTCTGAGAAGCGTCAAGTTGTTACTGAACTTACACTAGTATGTCGCAATGAAAAGGCATCTGGCGGTATCTTCGATAACACAACTTCATAATAATATTGGGGGGTGGCTACGGCTATCCCCCAACCTTTTTTTTACTTAGGAGATTAAAATGAAAATCAATGAAAAAATACATTACGATGAGCAAGGCGATAAGATTATTGTTGAGGAAACTCACGACTACAATCCCGTCTTAGAGAAAGCCAAAACAATGCGTTCCGCAGGAATGACAGACTTTGGCGAAAGTAAATTAGTAGGAATGATCCCGATGAAAATTTGGGCTGAGTGGGCTAAGAAGTGGGGCGTAAAGGCAAGTGACAGTCACGCCATGAAGGAAGTAGTTGCCCGTGAGTTAGCCGATCCAGACAATGCGGCATTCCGAGTATGGGAAGGCACATATTAAAATGTCAGAAGACTTAAACCAACAAATCGGCAGACTTGAGGCTCAAGTTGAGGCAATGCAAAAGTCAACCGATGAGATACGCCAAGACGTTAAGGCTCTTACTGAAAGTATGAATAAGTGGCGAGGCGC